TTCGCTGCTGACAGAAGCTACCACCGAAATCCGTAACCCTCCAGCTAACGCAATTATTACTGGCCTGACTGCAGCGGCCTAAGTAATGTTGTTTAAGCAACGCCTCTAGGCACATCGCCCGGAGGCGTCTCAATATTCCAAGTAGGAAATACTCCCATGGCTATCGTAACTGTATTTAAAAACCAACACGGTAATGTAAACGTCGCACTTAAAAGTGGCGCTGTAGTCCCCTTTATTAGCGGTAAGTTCTGGACCGAGAAGGCTGCCCTAGCTGCAGAGCTTATGCAAGCTGCTGAAGAGGGTGAGTTTGGTATCTATGTAGATTCCAATGAGCACGAGATTGATACAGAATTCGCAAGTCCGATGGACCAGCTTAAGAAGAAGTTCCGGGAAGAGCACTTGGCTGAACTTGCTGCCCAAGGTAAGCTAGTTGATGGCGGTACTTATGATGGTGGTGGCACGCAAGCTTTACAGGCTTCCGCAGCCAGTACCACAGATATCGTAGGTGCAGAAACACTTACTGCTGAGCAACAAGCCACTAAGGATGCACAGCTGGAAGCACTTAAGCTGGGCGCTGACCAAAGTCCACTTGCTAAACTCAATGCCCTTAAACAAGCACAGTGAGTTATTAGGCGTTCGGCGCGCCTAGGCCGCAAGGGGGCTGACCGCAAAAGCTAAGCGTCGAAGTCGCCAGGCTCACAAGTCACAGCAGTCTAGCGCAGGGACGAAGTCCCGTAGCGGCTGCTTGACTTGGGATGCGACTGAAGTAAGCTAGCTGGAGCGGGTTAGCTCCCAAGGACTAGAAGCGCCAATTTGGAGTGCTCACTATGAATTTCCAAGAACTTGTAAATGAAGTAATTTTAATTACTAAGCGGCCAGACTTAAAGACTAGAATAGAAAGTGCTGTGCGTGCGGCAACTTTAAAGGCGCATCACTCAGACTACTACTACAAAGATTTGCACGAACTGCCAGTTGCGTTTACAGAGCCATTTATACTGCAAAGTTTCTTGCCAACTGATGTTGCACCAAACTTCAGAAAGATTAAATATCTTAGGCTGTGGAATGGGGATATTCAAGGAGATGTTGGGCAGTTCTTAACTCCAATTCAAATTGAAAACTCTCTCGACAGTTATAATTACATTAAGACTAATGTGTATTATATGGCTGGCCAGCTAATTCAGATGCGCGGAACTTGTGCATTGGATAAAGTCTTGTTTGGATGTTACCTGCATCCGGTGGTTACACCAGAAACTGCATTTGACTCTTGGATTGCAGTGGAAATGCCCTACGTAATTATTTACGAGGCATCCAGAGTAATCTTTAAATCTATCTCGTTTACAGAGCAAGCTAATGAATACGGCCAGCTTACAGCTGAGCAATACTCAGAGCTTAAACTGTCTTATGTAGATGATGTTCCGCTAACTTGAGGACTTGCCATGAGTGTTGGAATTTGGACTCCGGTGGTTAATAGCGCCGTGCAGGTAGTATTTGGGGATCGGCTAAATACATTTGCAAATAGACTTAAGACAACTGCACTGCTTGCTGGCACGCACATGAGATTCACTAACATGGGATGCTTGCCTATCTATGTGCATAGCACAGCTCCAGCAGATGACGCGGCTGGCTTAACTGGTACTCCAATCTGTGAGTACCATGATGTTGTATTACCTAGGGTATCTCCTATTTGGATCTACTCTCCGTATGAAAACATTACTGTGCTCATTGATGTTGGTGCACTTACTTAAGGAGACTTAACATGAGTGAATCCAGTATATGGAGTCCGGGAGCAATTCCAGGACCACCAGGTCCACCTGGACCAGCGGGCACAATTGCGGTCGGTACAGTAAGTACTACTGCTGCTGGAACGCAAGCTACGATTATAAACGTAGGCTCGCCAGCCGCAGCTATTCTTAACTTCACACTACCTAAGGGGGATACAGGAGCTGGAGTTGCAGGTCCAGCAGGGCCGCCCGGGCCTTCAACTCAGGGTCCAATAGGTCCAGCAGGACCAGCTGGTGCAGCTTCAGTTATATATCAAGGAGTTGGGCCACCATCTGCTGGATTAGGTACATCAATTGATTACTACATTGATGCAAGCAACGCATACTTCTATGGCCCAAAAGGCGCTAGTTGGCCAGTAACCTTTATTGACTTACGTGCTGGGGCTTCTGGAGTAAACTATGGTAACAGGTCAATAACTAATAGTGTCACAGCTATCCCTAAACTTGCTGCAGCAGACGCCACACTGGTAAGTAACACAGACTATACGCAAATTATTAACGTGTGGGATACTATCCCCAGTGGTATAAATCGTGGGGTATCTCAGCAAACAAACTCTATTACAATTGATAGAGACGGTGCATACCAGATTGAAATGTGGGCGTCTTTAAGTTCCTCAGTAGCCAACAATACTGTGGCATTTAAATTTGCAGTAAACGGTGCTATTAGTTTAGTTCGCAGGCCTAGAGTTAGACTTGATGTATCTGGTAATATTTATGGCCTAGCTGCACATGGCCAAGTACAGCTTCTGGATGGTGATATAATTACCTTGTGGATGGCTTGTACAGTTGCAGGTAACATCACAATCAGTGATCTAGTATTAACCGTGCAAGAGCTGCGCTAGAGGAACTTACCATGGATCCTTCAGGAAAGATTAATAGCGCCACAGGAATAGTAACTGTGGCATTTGCAGGAATAAATGGATCATTTACAGCTGCTGATTTTCACGAATGGGGGACGACTTTTATGAGTCTGTCCCCTTTTGTGTTAATACTATTTTTAATTTGGCGAATGTCTAAATTAGATAAGCAGCATTCTGAGTGTACTGCAAACCAGATTAAAACTCAGGAGCAATTAGTTCTAGCTTACCGTGCAATCCAAGATGTCCAAATTAGACGTAAGCTACCTACAGAAGAGGATTTTTGTGCAGGCAATTTTGACTTAGCACATCATGCTAAGAAGGAGACATGATATGGCAGGCTCCAGTATTTGGGCACCAGTTATTACGATTGCTGATACCTGGCTACGAAACTTTTTGCAGTCTAGAGCCGGGGCATCCTACGTAAATTTTACTTACGACTCTGATGATTCCATAATTCAGAGCTTACAATCTATTGTAAGAGACGGTAGGGTATCTGTAAAAGGATTCGGTGCTGTAGGGAACTACACTACTGATGATACTGCAGCTATCATAAAAGCTGATATATATGCAGCTTCTATTGGTAAGACACTGTATTTCCCTCGTGGCGTGTATTCCATGTTCAATGGATATAACAGGCTTACCCACTGGGAGGGTGAAGGTGCTCCACAACTTGCTCCATTTCCACTAACAAACGACGATAAGAGATTCTTGCGTCCTGGCTACAAACACTTGCTACCAGGATCAGTTGTAATGTTCCGTGGTACAGGCACCGCAACTGCAGTGACTCAACGTACAGATGATTATGCTTCATTCACGTATAGCGTACGCACTGCTATTACTGGCCTGCGCATGGAAAAAATGGCAATTGTAAATGACACAGATATCTATGATGTAGATGGAAATTTAACTGCATATGGTGCAGAGAATAGTGCTAACTACCAAGTGGGAAGTTACTTCGATGATTGCCCACAGAATCTCATAGTTGATGTAGTTGTCTTTGGTTACTATCCAAAAGCTGGTACAGCAATCAGAACTGTACTTGGCTTAGACGATCCAGATTACACAATTTTCCGTGGCGGTTCCACCATGGGCAGGCATGGACTTGCACTTATTGGATCGCAAACTAATGATGGCGTATCTAGTGGGATGTCTGGCACTATGACATTCGGTTTAGATATATTCACATTGGATCACCATGCACGCTCACTAGCAACTGCTCCAACGATCTATGCAAATGCTGATACATGGGCATGTATATTTATAGATGGTATGACAACTGCTGTAACTGCCAATATCAATGGCCACTATTTCCATGGGGGTAGTATTCGTACTTATGCTATCCACCCAATCCAGCTCCGAGCTGCCTCTCAAGCTTCATTTAGCCAGTGTATATTTGAAACATCTAACTTTTCGTCCGCCACGTTTGCTGCAACTAAGCAGTGGCTAGCTAACATTGACACCATTGATGTAATGATTAGCATGTGTAGGTTTGCTGGGGATGTAGGTCTTCTGCTTCCTGCGTTTGGTGGTGCAATGTCTGGACAGCTCATTATTATGGGTTGCCCTGGTATGGCTATGGGCGGAGGTGTAATAGTTTCTGAGCGCAACCCAGCTGATGGAACATCCGCGTGGCTTAAGTTTGGTGGAGCTAGCGGTGGTAGTGGGGATCCTGCTATTCAGTTTGGTACAGGTAACGCACTATCTAGTACTACAGGTTGGAGCTTTAGACGGGACCTTAGCAATAGTGATGTTCTAGAATTTCGTTGGGCTGGGGCAATCACTTTCCAACTTCGTACAGATGGGGGAATTGGTAGGTTTGCTAGGTCAGTTGGGCCTACAAGAACGATCGCAGCAGATGCAATTACAATTGGAGATTTCTCCTATTACCGCGTAGCTAACGAAGGAGCTGCAGCTACTGACAACCTAGCCACAATTAATGGTGGAGTTGTAGATGGGCAGGAGCTTATCTTGGCAGCCGCTAGTTCTACACAGGATGTAATTGTTAAGAAAGGGCCGCCAGGTAACATTAGGATTCCTGCAGACTTTACTCTTACACATGCACAAGATCGTATATCACTACAGTATGATGGACAAAACTGGTGCGGACTTGGTGCAGAAGATAACACAGCTTAACTTTATAGCCCCAGGAAACTGGGGTTTTCTTTAAGGAGAGTACCATGGCTCAGATACCTTACAGAGCAAACACGCAGTCTATGACGTTCCCGTTGCTATCTAAGCTGTCTGGGCGGACCGTTATTAATCCACAGGCAGATAATACGTACGCTAGATTTGTATCTTCTGATGGGCAATCTCCTGTAGATACTGGTATCCCACAGATATTTTATTGCCATAACGTTATGCCAAGTACCTATGGCTGGCAATCAGTTAATTACAATACAGTATTTAATGCTCCAATACCTTCAGCTGGCTTAGACTTTGAATACGTACGGCAAGTTCAAACTGCTAAAATAATTATGGGAGGGGATCCTCCAGCAGAGATTGTGGAGTCTATTGGATTTAAGACTTACATGGCTATTGGTAACTTTGGTGCCAATGGTGTGTATTCTATGAATCCATTTAATAACACCTGGGCACTAGTTCTTGGTGCGCCTGTGCTGCCTGTTGGCTGTGTTATGACAACTGCCACAGTTAATGGTGCAACATATATCTATTTCTCAAATGTAGGTTGCTACATTTTTAACAGTGATATCAATACATTAATTCCAAGACCTTTGGCAGGGGTTAATCCTGCAAACATTATAGGCATTGCCGCAGCTAATGGTTACTTAATAACTTATACAACAACAGGCTTTGCTTGGTCCAGTACTGTAAACGTAGAAGACTTTGTTCCATCTGATACGTCAGGTGCAGGGGGCGGGCAAGTTCAAGAGGCTAGAGGTAATATAGTTACTGCTGTTACTACAGCACTAGGCTTTATTATATTTACAAAAGAGAATGCGGTATCTGTAATATTTTCAGGTAACGCAGAGTTCCCTTGGAATCTTAAAGCAATTCCTTCTGCTGGTGGTGTGTCCAGTTCAGAACTTGTATCTCTAGAGCAAGCCGGTGGTTTCCAGCAAGTATATTCCACTAACGGTATGCAGCAGATTACACACGCTCGCTGCACAACTGTTGCACCAAACGTTACAGACTTTATTGCTGGTAACGTATTCGAAGATTTCAACTCAGCTACTAATACATTTACAGTTAATACTTTTAACTGGACTATGCGCAAGAAACTTGCGGTAGTAGCTGATAGATATATTGTTCTATCATATGGCTTAGATCCCACAGCTGATATGACTCACGCACTTGTTATTGATCTTACTCAAAACCGCATGGGTAAACTTAAAATTACGCATACATCTTGCTTTGAACTACGCTCTATGAACTCTACAATTACTGAGATTCCTAGAGATTCTATAGCATTCTTGCAGCGTAATGGCAGAGTGCAAGTAGTTGACTTTAGCTTCTCCCAGCTAGCTTCAGATTCTGTAATGATAATTGGTAAGTTCCAGTATGTTAGACAGAAGCTAATTGAGTTTAATCAGCTTGAGATTGAGAACGTAGATACAGGTGGAAACTTTCAGGCCCTAGCATTACCTAGCTTGAATGGTAAAAACTTTGGAGCTGCTAAACTTGGATACTTGCAGGAGAGTCAATCTGACTACCGTAGGTATACTTGGGATGGGGTTATTGGTACTAATGTGTCCTGGCTATTCAAAGGCACATTTAATATAAACTCACTTATAGGTTGGTTCAGTTTGGTTGGAAATCCTTAGGGAGTTAAGTATGGCTGGTATAAATATTAGGCTGGGGCAGAGTCCAGCCAATCAGGATCCTAAGTATGTAGTTGAATTGCAGTACGTCTATAACTCTGTTCACACCCTTAATGCTTATGCCTCTGCCATTATTAATGCTGTTGGTGGTGGGGGTGGTGGAGCTATTACAGATCCAAATACTGTAGATGGTAACCCACCAAATAATGATGTACCATTTGTAAACTCGTTCTGGGGGGTAGCGGGCCAACCTATAGAAGTTGGATCCGTAGTTTCAAGTTTCGGAAATCAGATAGTTAATGGGGTTCTATCTAGTGAACCCTATAGAGAGTTTATAGACTCGTCTGTAACTGTTGGATCTACAGGTAGTAGGTATATACTTGGCTTAGTTCCATTGCAGTACTTTATAGCTCTAACTGCAGCTCAGCCTGGAGAGCAAGTTCAAGTTGGTATTGGGCCTGGAATATCTAAAGTTAGTGGCGCTAAATGCGGGCAAGTAATCTGGGCTGTAGATTCCAGAACTGTATATAGTACACGTAAGCGCCAGCATGTAGAGCAGCTAGTGGAGCGCAGAGATTTACTAGGTAATGGCGGCTTATACCTTGCTAACGTAGTAGGAGAATTTAAATTTAGTGCTCCTGGAGAAGCTAGATGGGAAGGTTTCTGGATGCCGGGATATCCCGATCACCAAGGTAAATACTACTTATACCATAGAGCCTTTTTGTATCCTGTGGGCATATGTGTTTCAAATGATTATGTTTTATTTTATAACTATGTCCATAGTATCTCAACTAAAGGATAATTTATATGAGCGCCCTTGGTGGTTATGCGTCTCCAGTAGATATAGGATTAGGTCAGACTCCTCTAACAACTGACCCAGAACTATTTAATGAATTCACAGAAATTTATAATGCGATTCATATTCTAAACAGTTCTCTAGATCAAGTACGCTCATCTGCTGGCACTGGAGGTGGCGGTGGATCAACAGCTCCTGGAACTCCTCCAGATAAGTCAATGCCATTTACTAGATTCTTTACCGCAGTTGCCTTAGTAGATATAGTTAAAGGTCAGCCAATTTGCCCTGCGTCTACTGGAGGCTTAAATGGTATGGTCAGTGGTGCATTAGCAGATCCACCTGAACTGCCCTCTAGCGGCATACCAATTAAAAGTGGTACTACACCAACATCAAACTTTTGTACAGTAGCACTAACTGATGCAGCTGTTGGAGTATACGTAAGAGTTGGCATAGGTCCGGCTATTGTTGCATTTGAGGGTATAGTATCAGGACAATTACTTTGGGCATATTCATCTGTATCTAATACAGGTGCACTATTTGGGGACAATGGTTTTTATATAGGAGACCCAGGTAAGCGTACTAACGCAAATGGTTTCGCATATGCAATGCCAGTGGCTACCTGTATAGCAGATGGCTTTGTTCTATTCGGTCAGTATCTATCAAGAGAAGGCATACAGTGAAAAACTTTCAATTATCTCCACACTTTAGTTTCCGTGAAGCTACGTATTCAGCTACAGCCCAGGATCGTGGCATGCTGAATACACCTAATGACGCTCAGTTAGAAGCTATGAAATATACAGCATTTAAACTGGAAGTTGTTAGGCAGGTATTAGATAATCGCCCACTGTACATTACTAGTTGGTTTAGATCGTGGGCACTTAATAATGCAATTGGTGGAGCACAGAAGTCTCAGCATTCCAATGGAGAAGCAGTAGATTTTAAATGTCCTGGCTTCGGCTCACCTAAACAAATTGCACTGGAGCTTATGGCTAATAAAGAGCTGGTAGGATATGATCAATTAATTCTGGAGCCTACTTGGATTCATATCTCATTTAGGCAGCATGGCCCAGTACGAGGTAATGAACTAACCTGCAGAGCTCCTGGGCATTATATGCCTGGTATTGAATAGAGGTTAAGTATGTCAGAATTTGTTTCCTTCACGGCAAAGCCCGTGATATATTATGATGATGAAGCATCAGAACTATTGGATGGAGATTACTATAGAATAGCTGAAAGTTTTCGGTATTATATAGGAGAGAAGTATGGCAATGTTTGGGTATATATTCCAGCGGGCATGCTTACTGATCTTGCTTCAATCCCACGCTTAGTTTGGAATTTACTTCCGCCTACTGGTAAGTATGGTGCAGCAGCTATTGTTCACGATAGGTTGTGCAATACTTTACAGCTTACACAAGATGGTAATCCCCTAGATATTACGCGGGCACAGGCGGATGAAATACTAGCACAAGCTATGGAAGTGCTAAAAGTTCCTAAGCTTACCCGCTGCATTATATCCAGTTGTGTAACTTTGCATAGATGGGTTAGACGTATAGATAAGCCTGTAATTAGTGAACTGCAAAAGAAACTTGAAGCTGACTGGGTGAAGCAGATTCCTCCAGTCTTTGATAACTAGGAGAGCAGCTATGGCAGCTATTGATCAGCTAACCGCTTTAACTAATCTTATCGGTGGTATGAAAGATAAGAAGTCTACAACCACAACCTCTGGGGGTAAGACTACTCAGCAGACCAATGTATCTGATGCTGGTGTTCAGCAGATCATTGACCAGATTCTGTCTGGCTCTGGTGGCGTCAAGTCTATTGGTGCACGTGCTCGTAGTTCTGGTATTTATAATTCCACGAGCGAAGATACGTTGCTTGGCAATCTGTACGCAGAGGCCGCTAATAGAGCAGAGCTTGCGCGCTCGCCCACAGTTACTACAACTGCTCCACAAACCCAGACTACAGTACAGCAGGGCACTAGTGCTAAAGATCTAGCTACTGGTTTGGGAGGTGCGTTTCTTGCATCCACTGCACTTAATCTAGGTGCAAAAGCTCTAGGGCCTACATTGGAATCTGGAGCTAATTACGTAACAGATCTTATTGGTGATCTGTTTGGTGGAGGCTCTGGAGGTGGTAGCTCTGAGGGAATCTTTAGTAACTCTGGCACTAAAAAGAATCAGCTAGGAGATATTGATTTCGGAGGCTATGGAGACTTTGGTGGCCCAATGCCAAGCGGTAGTACAGGCATCACTACTGGCGAAGGTTTCGGTCTAAATACTTCTACAATTAGTAGCGGTGGCGGTGGCGGTTCTACTGGCCAAGGTGGGTTCGGCATTAACTTTGGTATTGACTCTGATACAGGATCTACCAGTGTCGGACTTGGCGGACTAGGTGGGCTGGGAAGTATTGGTGGAATTATTGGCTCCATTGTAAGTGGGCTAGGTGGATCTAATAATAGTGGTAGCCGCGGTGGTACGTCCGGTGGATCTGTAATCTGTACAGCTCTTAAGAATCGCGGGTTGCTAGATAAGGACTTGCATGCCAAAGGGAGTGAGTATCTTGAGACTATGCACCCATTCACGGTTGCTGGCTACCAAGCCTGGGCTACTGGTATCGCAGCCAAGATTGATAAAGGTCACGAGGGCTGGACTAAATTTACTTTGCCCGTTGCTCGTAGTCGCACTTCCTTGCTTGCTACTCGCGGCACCTTTGCTGATCATGTTAAGTATCCGCTGGGAACAATTACCAAGTTTATTGGCGAACCTGTTTGCCATTTGATTGGGTTGTTTATTACTGAGCGGGCTTTCGATAAACTGTGGAATAAGAAAGGAGCCTAACCATGGCTGGGTTTGATCTTGGTAGTATCATTAGTAGCGCAGCGGCACTGAGTGGGACTCAAACCCAGCAAGCCCAAGGGATTGCAGATCTTAATACTGAGTCTGCTGCGCTGTCCGAACAGGCAAGTAAGGATACTGCACAAGCAGGCACACTTACTGCCCAAGCTCAACTAGTGCAATTGCAAGGCCAGCTACAGACACAAAAACAGCGTGTCCAAGCAGCCAATGCATTTGGTACTAACGTTGGTGACGTAAGTGATATTATCACCCAGCTTGGCCAGGGTATGCGGCAGAGCGCAATTGAACTTACTAAAGCCCAGGCTGATGTAAGTGAGATTGAAGCTGGTAGTGATATTATTAATAATCCACTCGGCTGGCTAAAAGATCTGGTACAGGGTGATGAAGCTAGATCTAAGCGTGATGCACTAGCTCAGCAGTTTGATGTCCAGCAGAAGTTGGCGGCAGGTTTAAATGCGCAGACTCAATCAACGGTACAAACTCAGAACTCAATTACAGAAACTCTCAGCCAAGCGAGTATTACAGCAACTGCTGAGGCTACCAAGCTACTTGCGAATGCAGAAGCAAGTAAACAAGCTATTGCTGGTAAGCAGTACGGGGCACAGGCAATTGAGTCCTTACGCCAGAATGGTGCTCAAGATTTCAATAGACAAGTTCAAGTCTATTCTCAGATTACAGAAGATCAAAGATACCGGGAAGGTATGGCGCTAAGGCAGGAACAGTTTAATGCTCTGCAAGAGCAGCGTAAGCGCGGTAAGATGGAAGACCAGGAGTATGTAGATGCCACTGGCCGAGTTAATGCTTACCGTACACAAGCTGGTTTGCCTCCAGTAAACGAAACGTTTGTTCGTCGTACACTTACCCAGGGCGGCGATCTTGGGGATGACATTCGTAGGCAAGAAGCTCAAGGTATGAAACTGTCTGGTGGAGAGGTTAAAGTATTTGGTAATACTCCAGCAGAGACTATTCAAGTTCTTACAAAGGATCAGGTAAATCTCCCTGATAGCTTTAAGCCTGCTGTAAACGTTTTGCAAGCAGCTAGTGCTGCAGCCCAGACTGAGATTGCCCAGAAACTGCTACTGCCAGAGGGAGCTGACCTTAAAAAGAATCCAGCAGAGCGCGCATCTATTTTAAACAAAGCAGTAACTGCTACAGCTCTAGGCTACCAAGCTAATATTCAAAATGAAAAAGGCAACCCATATCAGGCTCCACCTGTTAGTGTAATACTTAGCGAGCCTAATGGGCTGGCTGAAAGTAGGTTTGGTAAGACAGTACTCACCACACTTACTGCCACTGATCAAAATAACCCTAGTCCAGATATGTTGCTTGCAGCTGGTATTGCAGCAGTAGACCAAGGGCAGCTTACACTTAATGAAGTGCGTGATGGCATTACCAGTTTCTACCAAAACGCCGTAGGCATTAATAATGCAACTGGCGGATTCCTGCAATTAGGCGTACCTGTCCAGCAAGGTTACAATACTAAAATCCAAGGATTCCAGCGCTCATTCTGGGATAGCTTAGGTGCTGGGCTAACTCTCACTGAGCCTGGCCTGGGATCGGCTATGATCCAGCAGCGCGGTATGCAAGAGAAAGCTGCGGCTAAGTCACTTGATATGACTAAGCCAACAGACGTGACTCTTGCGCTCACAGTTATGCAGTCCAAGAAATTGGCTGACACAATCTTAAAGAGGGCACCTAAATGAACTTTGATGAAGCTCCTAACTTCCTCCAGGCAGCCAATGCACATGACGTAGCTAGCGAGAACTCTTCTATTTTTGAAGACGTGGCTGCAGCGCTTGGCAATGCTCCAAGTTTCTTAGCTGTGTCTATTGCTAGCAGCCTCAACAGTTTTTATAACTCTGGCGTAGCCATTGGTAATCTGTTTGGGGCTGAAGAGAATAAAACAGACTACCGTGATACTGCTGAATTCGTATCAAGTTACGATGACGATCTTGGCAAATACTACGAGCAGAATAAGTCGGCGGCAGATTTGGCTGGATTTATTGGTTCTAGTTTTGTTCCTGGGTTGGCAGGTATTAAGGCATTGCGCGCTGGGCAGGGAGCCTTGCGTGCAGCAGCCGCTGGCGAAGTAGGTAGTAACTTTCGCCTAGCTACAAATTTGCTCGCACCTACCATGGAAACTTACGTTAAGCGGGAGGCTGCTGATTTAGCAGCCAAGTCCGCTAGCTTTAGTTTTGGTAATGCCAATGCGATTAAAGCTCTGGCAAGTGGTACCCAGCAAGGCATTCTAGAATCATTGGCGTTTGAAACCGCAGTAGCTGCAACTATGTTTAAGTCCCCAATTTTAGAAGAAATGGACTTTGGGGATATTGTTAAGAACATTGCGTTTGGTACAGTTATCGGTGGTGGCATCGGTGCCATTGGTGCTGCAGCTGGTACTTACTTTGGTGTTAAGCGTTTGGTAAGCAATGCCGATGCTAGGCAACTGGCCGCAGTTAAAAGTACCCAGCTTAGTTCCAGTACTGCTGATACAGCTATCTCAGATAAAATTGTAGTAGCTGCAGCTGACCGTCAAATTCTTATGCAGGAGATTACTCCTGATATGATTAAGGCGCGTAAGGTTGCCCAAGGGGAATCTGGAGAGTCTCTTACTGCAGATGCAATTGCTGGAGAGGCCGCCAAAACTAATAGACTTCGCATAGATAATATGCAGAAGCTTGATAATGAAATCCGCATTAATATCCGTAAGCTCGCTAAGGATGACACTCTTGGCAATGACTTTGCAGATATTACTTCTAAGCTTGGAAACAAAGGTACACAAGAGACCTTTAAGAATCTTAAGACTCTTACACGTGTAGCAGAAGAGTCTAGCTTTGAGACTCGCGTGAAGGATTTGATTAAGCAAGGTCTGGCTAAAACTACTAAGCAGGCTGAGAAACAGATTACTGACGAAAGCTTTATTAATATTCGTATGCACTCTGGTAATATTGGCGAAACTAGTGCAGGTTCTGTTGGGGTGCCTAGGCTAGCAGATAAGTTTAAACCTGAGCAAATCAAAAAGTTAGCGGCTAAGGCTCGCACTAGTGTAACTGATAAAACTGATTTCAGGTCTGTTAAGAATGCACGTGATGTTGAGTTGCGCTGGATTAATGCTCGCAGTCTTACCTTGCCACTGAATGCTAAATCAGTTGTAGGTTCGCACGACTTACCATTTCTTGATAAAGCTCTGCGAGATAAAGTTGAATCAATTACTATTAGCAATAATGGTAACGCACTAGATAACCAAACGCTTGTTGGTACTGATGCAATTCGCCAACACTTTTACAAAGCCAAAGCAGAAGTTATCGAAGCACAGAAACAACTTAAACACACCAGTAACTTTATAGAATTGGCTAGTGATGTACGCCGTGACTTTATTGAGGGCGCAGCTAAAAGTAAAGATCCAGTAATAAACTATCATGCACAAGATTCATATGCTAAGGAGCTGAGTGATTTCTTGGGTCGCCCAGTTACTGCTGCTGATCTTTATGTTAAGCCTAGATTTGGTAAGGCAACTTACGACACCACTAAGGTAAGTGACGATGCTGGGCATGTACTTGACGGTATGGCACTTATTAAGTATCGCGAGAAGCTTGCAGTAGAAGCTACGAATAAAGTATTTGCAAGCTATGCCAGAGAGTTAGCTGAAACTTTCCCTACCATTAGTGAAGACATGCTGCGGTCCGCTAACCGTAGTGGCGGCGGTGCTGGAGTATTTACAAACGCAGGTGGTGCATATGGGTCACTTGAACAAACTACTAGTTATATTGGTAGTCTCACTAGTGAACTTACTCGTACAAAGATCAATACGCTAACTGATTCTATTAATCCAGTAGCTGTAAAGCTTGCACAGAATCCAGCAGAGGCTGTACGGTTTAGTACTATCAATGAGATCATTGCAAACAGCCCAGAAAAGTATGTACTGTCTGATGCTGGGCATGCACTGATTCCCCAGAAGATTCGTGACTACCAACGTGCACTTGATAATGGTGAAGACGTTGCGCCACCTGAACTATTTAAGGGTACGGTAGAAGAGATTCCACTGCGCAATCCTAGCAGCCTTGATGATACCGTACTTAGCGATGCTGTAAATATGCACATTGCTCTTAATGGTACACGAAACCAAACTTGGAAAGAGTTGCACGCAGTTCAGGGTAATGAGGATAGGAAAGCCCTAGATGTATTTTATCCTATCCGACCTAACCCACGTGACTACCGGCACATTGCATTTGTTAAGGATGAAACTCTGGTAGGTGTAGGGCACACTAAAATGCTGTTTGCTAATACTAGTAAAGAGCTAGAAGATCAAATTGCTAAAGTGCCAAGCGAATACAAAGTATATACAAAAGGCCAGAGTGAGGAGTTTTATAATGCGCGTGGCGAATGGATTTATGACAAGACCCTGCACGATAACTATATCAATACTGATCTCTTATCTAGGGGTATCAGTGCTCGGTTCTTTCCACAAACTGATCCAGGCAAGATCGTTAACGGTTGGCTACAAGACCATGTAGCTAAAGAGAACGCGCTGATTAAGCAAATGGTATTGGCTAAGTACGAGAAAGAAACTAATGAGCTTAAGCGACTTGGCGATCAGTTCACTAATATTGCAGGCAGCAAAACTGGTAAAGATTCTGTAACTGATGTTGTAACTAGCTCTGACAAGAACCCGTACCTGGCACAAGTCAAAGCTATGCTTAACATTACTAAGACTGATGAAGTCCCCCTGCTAAATACTGTTAACCAAACCCTTGACCGCTTTGTTAGTAGGGCTTGGAATAAGGCAACTGAGATTTTTGAGCGACAAGGTGGGAAGTTTACACCGGAGAAGTCTGATGAAATCAATAATGTATTTGAGGAGCTTGGCTTTAAGACTGCCTATTACGATGCAGCAACAAATCTTATGGCAAATAGCTCTGTGCCACGAGGGACTCTTACTAGTTTCATTCGCAAGTCTAATGCATTTCTTACCACCACAATTCTTAGGCTTGATCCATTTAACGCATTGAACAACTTGCTTGGTAACACAGTACTGTTTAGTGCCGAACTTAAATCACTTACCAGTGCAATCAGTAAAGGTAGTACTGAGGGTGCAGGCGAACTTGCTAAGATTATGAAGATTGGCGTACCTGGTGTGGATGGTGATTTGATTAGCAGCCCAAGTAAGTTGATTGCTAATAGCTTGGCCAGATTGCACGGTGATGGCAGAAAAGCATTGCTTGCCCAGTACAAGTTGCGCGGACTGCTACCAGATCTAAGCGATCAGTATTATAAATCTCTGGATGCTATGACACTTACTGGCAAGGAGAGTGTGCATGACATGAGTAAGAAGTCTGAGCAGCTTAGTGCAGCTTGGGAATCTTTTGGTAAGCAGGGTGAGAAACTAACTGGTAACCGTTGGACTGAACAGTTTAACCGGTTGATTGCAGCTGATGTAATGAAACAAATCACAGAGGTTGGAGTTAAGCATGGAGTGATTGATGATAAGATTGCCTGGGCTTATGTGAATACATTTACTAACCGGGTTAACGGAGTTATTCGTGCAGCCGAGCGGCCACTTATGTTCCAGGGTCCAATAGGTCAGGCAATTGGTTTGTTCCAATCGTATCAGTTTAACTTGATGCAGCAGATGTTTCGTTATATTGGTGAGGGTAATGGCAAAGCAGTAGCTATGGCAGCTGGTTTACAAGGTTCTGTGTATGGTGCAAGCAGCCTGCCTGGCTTTAACTTAATCAATAGTTCCCTTGTAGGCAGCGCTAGTGGGAACCCTGAGCATAAGGATCTATACAGTGCAACCAACATTCTATTTGGAAAGCAAGGTGCCGACTGGCTTATGTTTGGCGCACCCTCAAATGTGCTTAGAGCTAGTCTCTTTACCAGAGGTGACACCAACCCACGCACTTGGAGTATCGTACCCAACCCTACAAATCCAGCTGACATTCCATTCATTAGCTCCTTCGCCAAAGTGTTCGGGTCTACTAAACAAACCCTAACTGATGTAGCTGGTGGTGCACCTGTTTGGAATAGTTTCTTAAATGGAATTGAGCATATGGGGCTTAGCCGACCATTGGCAGGTATGGCTCAAACTGCTAGAGCATTTACTAATGAGGATGGCAAAGTAACTAGTACACAAGCTAACGGAACTATCTTGGGTACAAATGATTTGGTATCTTGGGCAACTATGACCAGGCTCGCTGGTGCTAAGCCTATTGATGAAGCTATTACAAGTAACGCATTTTTTAGAGTTCAGGGATACATGGCTGCAGATAGGGAGAAGCGAGCTAAGTTAGGTACAGCACTTAAGCTTAACTTGCAGGGGAATGGAGTTGTGGATGGTAATCAGATAGGAGAGTTTGCTCAGCGCTACATGGAACTTGGCGGAAGGCAAACTGGATTTAATACCTGGGTAATGGAGCAGTATAAAAATACGGATAGATCTAGAGCTGAAGCACTGGCTAATGGATTAAGTAGTAGCTATAGCAGATATATGCAGGACATTATGGGCGGCAGAGATAACTTACAGGATACTGAAAGTTTCTAATCCGGCTTGCAACCCTTGGAGCTTGCCCGCTCTGTCTAGCTTACTTCACCCGTACCCCAGATCAACAGGCCACTTAGCCCACTCGCTTCGCTCGCTAGGGCTGCGCTAGGCACTGTTGACTGTGGGCCCGCACGGGTTCGACGCTACGCCATATCGGTCAGCTACCTGCGGGATGCCGCGCCGGTGCACTAGTATGCGCGCTCGCTACTTTGGTGGATTTCCACTAGATATAAAAATGCCCCGGCTAGATCGATCTAGTACCGGGGCTTTATTTTGCGTGAGTGTTTAGAAGGATGTCGGTTGAGCTACTGCACGTGTCAGATACATAAGACCAGTTTGCATGGATGTGATTCCAAGATTAGCGAATCGTTCTGGAGTTGCATCTCCCATACGACTAGCAGTAGTCTCATCACTTTCTAAGGCAGCTTGCGCCCGCTGCTGGTTAAGGTGCTCCTGTACTTTTAGTACGACTGCCTCAATCTGCGGCCCCAATGCTTTGATCTCATTCATAAGATCTACTTCGTGCTGGCCAAGTTCACGATAGCCAGTAATTTTGCGGTGTTGATTTTCCATGCTAGATACCTCAGTGCTAAGGATATTCAGGGGACATATGGAAAGTATATCCATAGTCATTAGACTCTTTTACTATAACAACAGTATGACGCCTATATAATGTATGGTGCCAAGCTGGGTTTAGATAGAAGGTTTCATACGAATGCTCGCATACAAACACAATCCTATGGCTAAGTCCTCTAAGCTGTCCAGGTGTATTTGTATAGATTGGCTTATACTTTAGCTTGTAATTATCTATAAGCCAATTAGTTAGATGCTCCCAGTACGCTCTGCTTGGGCATACCAGCAGTGGTGGCTTGTCAGCTTCCAGTTCAGCTATGATTAAATCCATAGCCACCTCAGTGCTTGTAGCCTGGTGGAATTACAATATGCTCCAGAGCTTTGTGCTTAGGGGCTTCTGTATTTAGTACAATAGTTCGGCGATCCAGTAGCCGTTTGTGCATCTTATCGCATAGGATACAAATATCCTCATAGGTATAATCGCCATGAACTATTACGTCAAGCTCAGCTGCAATAAATCCTAAGCCTTGTTCAAACGATTGGATTAGTGGGATATCATCATGACCTGTGGGAGTCGTGAAGATAGTGGAGTGTGCTTTAGCTCCCTGTCGCTCAGCCTCCTTCATCCGTTCGTATAGTGCTGGATGATTAGGAAGCTCTTGCATAAGAGAGATAATGCGCTGGTCTAGCATTACTATTTCTTTCACAGCTACCTCACTTAAACAGTTTCTGGTACCATGAGCTATTAGCTACAATAGCAATCAGTTGCTGACTAGCACATTCCGCATCAGCTAGTGCAGTATGTGCAGCCTCCCCATTAGATCTAATACGGGCTGCTGGATTAAGCCAGAGCAAGTCACGAGTGCAGTGGACATTGCGATAGCTAAATGGAGACTTATGCCCGCACTGATCAAACAGATGATTAAGTAGTGGGAAGTCAAAGTCTTTACCTTGGCTCCACACATGCAAGTCAAACTCTGCTTTATATTGATTGATCCAATCTACAAATGATTGGGCAGCTTCCTGAAAGCTTACGCCAGTATCTCTGCAGGTTTGTACAAAGCCTGGATTCTGCTGCTCATGCCAAGCTACGGTATCTTGGTCAATACAGAAGTCAGCTCCTGAATACGACTGTGGATTAATCAGCTGGCTGTAGCTTACGCCTTGCTCTGGGCCTAAGGCAACTACTGCACCAATATCAATGATAGCTGATTTAGGTTTGAGCCCCAGAGTTTCTGTATCCAGGACAATGTGCACTTTTCGTTTGTATGTACGTACTTGTGGGGAGGTAGCCATGTTAGTTAGATTCCTGTTTATTATTTCCGTAAAACACGGCAGATTCCAGATTTTTCATAGCGCTCTGCTGCTGCGGACTCATGCTATTAAATTCTTCTTGCGCCCGTTTTTCTACATTGCATGGAAGCCGATCTTCAACTAGCTTGGCATAGCCTTGGATATCATGCCAGTTATCGTCGTAGTTAGGATCGCCAGTAAGAATACGAGCGACCTTGTCCACGATAACCTCAAGTGCCTGCTTCTGTACATCCGACAGCCTAGCAAAGCCTCTACCAGATATTGAATTTGTACATAGCATCACACGTTTAAGATCTTGGCATACAGCTGCATGGTCTGTGAAATCTCCATACCGGCTACCGCGCTGGGCCAAAGTATCTTCCACTGAATTTGCTACTGCTGGCTCCTTCATCTTAAATTCATTTCCAGTAACTTTAGTATCTACCTCAATTATAGTTTCCGTAGAGTCCGATACTGCCCCGAAAACTGTGGTGTTACTAATCAGTCGTGATGCAGGGCTCCAGGTATAGCCATCCAGGTGCTCTTTAATTCTGTGGTTAGTTTTGTCAACTGGACTCATAAGCCCAGGCCTAAATGTGGAGTCTGAAATCCAGTTAGTCAACAAGCTCTCTTCATACTCCAGTTTCTGCTTTTCATTAAGAGAGCTGTGGTACAGGAAGTTTCCTTCATTTACTGGGTGCCCAAGAATATACCAAGAATTCATATCATTCTCTCTTCATCAACCATGTATCTATAATCTAGATACTCATTAGTGGGGGTTTCTAACACACGCTTTACTGGTAATATCTTGTCACCAGCAAACTGTAATTTATTTGCTTGCATCATGCCCATTACATGATTCTGGTAGCTGTCCATCTTATCAAAGTCCAGCTGTACTTTATGCCAGAGATCAGTAATAGTCATGAGCTGGTCGCTAAGTTCTAATTCCTTTAGAATCTTATGGGTCATACCTGAGTTGCGTGCCGTACCAAACTCACCGAATGCGTCTGGCATGAAATGCTCTGTATAGTCAAGTACTGTGTTAGCTCTCCTGATATCGATAGGGTCAATGGTAGTGGACAGGCGACTAGCTGCATGTATGAGCCCGAGTTTGATAAGGTGTGTAAGCCGTCTATTGCTATAACTTTCAAACCTGCTATCTGGTATGGGTTTCCATCCCTGATATATCCGATCGATGAGTGCCCAAGATTCTTCTGTAAGCTCAACTTCTCCGCTATGATAGTCTTTAATAGCAGCCAGTCTAGCAAGCAGCTCCGAAGTTTCGGCTTCGGATGGTTCCCTTGGCCTGGTAATTCTGCGCCCAGATCCTTTGATATGTACTGCGATAAGCCTTGAAAAGAATCCCTGGCCAATAGCTTCAACCGGAAAGGTGGTTGCGAATGTAGTAGGCGTGTTTCCTGATAGAATTGAAACTGTTGGATTTGGTATGACAACGGACTCGCCATGCTTAACTTGGTTTTCATACTTGCCCTCATAGTCCCACAGTACACCTAATGTACTTACGAACTCAAAGATATTGTTTGCAAAGAAGTCGTTGAACTCATCCGCGCACACCCAAGTTTCACGGTAGTCACAGTCGTCGATATCCCCAAATAACTGTTGGTCCAGGATATTGTTGAGAGCGCCAGTTGATCCTGCTCCACTCTGCTTTGCAAGCTCAGTAAGAAACTTTTCCTTAGAAATCTTCTCTGCTGAGAAGTTCTCATAGCCAGCTGCTTTAAGAGTACGCTTAGCTCCCTTAATAGCTGTGGACTTTTTGCTACCTGCATCGCCCAGTAACATGATGTATTGGTTAGCATATAGCTTAGCTGATCCGAACTTAACATGTATATCCCTGCCAAGCCAAGCTCCCAACATTCCGATTGCTGACCATCTGTTAGCATGAGCTGGTACTTCGGTTCCGCTTGTGTAGTCGAGGTAATGCTTAAAGAAGTCGAGACTTCCATCTGGATTGACAAAGGGATCATACTCTTTTGAACTAACAAGTCTGATGTTTGCTGGCTCATTCATTTGTACCTGCCCAAGTACGTCCCAGGAATTTAATATCGACTGGAACTATTAAGTCTCTTGTGATTCCCTTGCAGTCTCTAATTGCAACAGGGAATGTCATTAGTTCCTTGACTCTATATACCAGGTCTTCTCGACCCAAACGGTATTGAAATAGGAGAGAGTCATGGATTTGAGCATTGAGTCTGAAGTCTGGATTGAATCCTAATTCTTTAAAGACAATTAGCCATGCCTTATTAAGATTCATTGCATTGAGATTTTGAGTCTTGTGTGCCACATACTTATTAAGTGCTGGCTTACTTGTTTCGGGATTGCCAAAACAGTGCCGCACCCAACCTGTATCAGACAGCATCATATTAGTTCGTTTAATTTCAAGTATGATAGATTTGTAGTAGTCTTTTTTAACTGTAGGGAATGCACGTTCGTAACATAGTAGTAGGTATTCGCACACTTTCATAAGTGTCATTGCAGCTGGAAGTTTCAAAAGCTTTTGTGCTTCACGTACAGCTTTAGGCCCCATGGTTTCTAGCAATACGCCAGCCCCCATGTTGTAGTTTGCGCCATGGTTAATGCGCTTACCTAGCTGCCGCGTATCTGGCATCAGTACCTTTTTCTTTTGCGCCGGTACTAGTAGTCCTGTTTCGTTATTAATGTATTCTGGTTGTGGAGCCTGATAGATATCTTCATATGGGATACCAAAGAACATGGCTGCCTTGTAACTGTGGCTGTCTACATCCCGCTCAAAGATACTAAGAAGTGTCGGATCACCAGAGCTAAATGCAACTCCACGATCCTCAGCCTGGCTATAGTCAGCTTCAGCAAATGCAAAGCCTTCGTCAGCTATAAAAGTTTCTTTAGCTGATCCACCACCTTTCATGTTCTGGATATTAATACCGCACCAGAAATGGTGAGACTTACTTGCCAAGCGTCCACTATCAGTCCCATCAGGGTTCATGCTATATAGAATTCGTTCCTTACCTACTGGACCAAACTCTTTGGCATTCTTACCTATGCAAAGATAGGTGCTAAGTTCTTTACGTAGCTGCCGATATTCCAGTACAGAGCCAAGCACCCGCTCGTTAAGTGGGTGTGCATAGGATGCTTTTTGTATTGCTACCTTGTTTGCTTTCTGGCGCTCACGCTGTTCTTGTGGCGTCATGTCCTTAACTTTAATTTCTTTACTTGGTGGCTTAGTTCCGGTAAGTGCGCAGATCAAACGTACACACTGGTCTGGGGAACTTGGATTAAACTTTGGTGATCCTACCATAGCTCTACAGGTATCAAGCAACTTAGCTAATGCAAACTCTGCTGCGCCCGCGTGCTTATGTACAGCTGGAACATCCCGCTTAATCCCGCGCATCTCTACCATATGTAGGCTAGGTACCAATTGGAACTCAGTCACATAATTCTGCTTTGCCCAATCTGGAGCCTGCTGCAGCCAACTGATATAAGCCTCACCAGTTGCCCAGGTATCTAGTGCACCGTACCTAAACTTATCTTGGCTATCACCAGAGCTGCTAAGGTCTTTCCAATACATTATGTCCCGCAGCCAAAGTGCAGAACTAAATGCCAGATCTTTTGGAAGCTCGCAGTACTGTGCGTGCATCCCATTCTTAAGGTCGTGGTAGTAAGCTACCAGTGGGGCATTATACATAAAGAAATATGCACAATCGTACTTGCCGTTCTGCAGTACTTTTGGAACATCCAAACTATTAGCCTGCCGCATAAACTGTACGGCTAGCATATTATCCATCGTAACTACATAGGTCCAAGATTCATTCGTAGCAAACTTGAATCCTGTGTACTGCACTAATTCAATGCGCGGCCATGGGCAAGTATCTGTAGGCTTAAGAGTCTCGGTATCCACACTAATCAAATCACACTGCTTAAGCTGTGCTAGTGCGTCTGCGAATTCCCTGCCCGGCTTAATCTGCCACCAGCGAAACTCACTAGTCTTGCGCCACTCGTGTTCGTGTGTCACCTTACGTAACAACTGCTTCATCATCCAAGGCATGTATTCAACTGTTACCAGTTGCTTAAGGCTAGGGATAATTAAGAACTCTACCCCACCCATTGGAATGATTGAGCCAGTATAGTTACTTATGTTTGCTTTCTTCACCCGGCCCGGTGGCAATAGTGCCAGCAATACATCCAGTCGTGTGGTAACAATCTTAGTAAACCCTGCCTGTTTGCACTGCGCTGCCAATACTGGCAAGCTTTCTACTTTACCACTGTGCACACGCAAGTTGCAGTTAGCAAACATTGGTGCAAGCTTAGCTGCATATGGCTGGTCTACAGTATCAATAAGTACAAGTATGCTTACCTTGGTGACTACTTTCGCCTCACGGGTGATCGGCATACTTGTGCTTACTGCTGCTGGCTGATTCATTTTACTGACTCCTAAGACAAGAAAGCCCCGATGGTTAGTCAGGGCTGTTTACGGCTAGCACTTCCATGTGCTAATAACAATTTAGTCCAGCTTATGCCAGAGCAAGAGATTTCAGAGTGTTATAAATAACATCTTTATCTTGCTTATCTTTACGATGGCCCAGCAGTACTACTACTTCACAGCCTTCAGATGCTTCGATCATCTGGCGATTAGACAGTGTGCCATCTGGGTTAAACACTGGAGCCATTGCAGCCAGAACTTCTTTGAACTGACCTTGGCCAATAGTGTTTGGTGTGCCATCTTTGAACAGCATAGGCTGGCGATCTTTACGCTGCAAAGTCATGTAGAACTTAGCAGACTTACCAATCTCAGGCATGTCTTCTTCAGCAACTTTAACATCCAGAACTTCCAGAAGTTTCAGTTCCAGCATTACTGCTACATACTCTTCATGATCAGGGTAAGTCCAGTACACACCCATGCGATAACCACCAATCGGCAACGGCTGAAACTTTTGCAGGTCTGCCAAGTCTTCCAGAGTACCGTCCAACAGATCAAGGATATCAGCGTTCAGGTTAGTATCAGTCATGACAATCTCACTTTTCGTATTAATTAATTAAGTTTAGTTTGTGGTATTTACTTGTAACTTCCTAGGCTTACTGTCCCCACAAGACAATCAAGTTAGGATCTTGCATCTTACTAAAGTCTACGTGTGCACGTGAACCTGTAAGAATGTTTGCATCAGTAGCAGTACTAGATGCCATTTCGTGTTTGCCGTTCCGTACTCTACAGTACACAACTTCATCAAAGTACTTAGCTACGTTACGGCTAAACTTACTTGAGCCACCAACTGGTACAAGTTTCTTGCTCTTATCAACCATGTCCACTTCATCTTCATGGCTAATGCAGATTACATTGTATGGTGCAGACTGCACATAGCTAAAGAAAGTATCCATTAGCGTACCCAAGTGCGCCCAATCATCAAACTCTAGTTTGTAATCTACAGGCTGCAACTTAGTGATGTTTGCAATTGCACTGTTCTTAAGCTGTGTACAGGAGTCTACTACCACACACGTGTCCGTGTCAAGCGCGTTTAATTCAACAGTAGTGGACGGTATAACTGCCGGAGGTGGATAAAGTTTAGCACAAAGTTGGCATCCGCCAGCCTTGCCATGCTTATCACAGATACTAATCTTAGCTCCCTTGATTACCTTAAGCATGGTTTCAATAGCCATGGGAGTGCCACGGTTATCAGGGATATGGATGATATCAATGTTATCTTGCAGCTCAGCAGGCAACTGGAACAAAGTACTAAAACCATTCTCCAAATCAAACCAGATTAGTTTCTTAAACTTTGCTAGCTTTCCTGCATAGAGAGACTTGCCTGCTTTAGGTGGACCAAACAACATGATATGTTTGATCTTAGATGCTGACATACTAGATAGCTTTGCCATGTTAACTCAATCTCCAGGCTAACCAGTCTTCAAGAAACTGGGTAATTAATTCTTGTTGAGTGTCTGATACACAAATAAATACTTCATCTAGTTTGCTATCTGTAGCAAAGATTGAAAAGTCTTGCATCACTTCTATTCGACCATGTCGCACTCGTACCACAATATTCTTTTTCTTATCCCAGGTAGCCGGAACTTTAATTCTGGGGTTTACACTCATGATAGTAACTCCTGAATGGTGAATTCAAACTGATATTCTTTATCTTCATGCAACTGAGTTTCAAGTAGCGGCGCTGTCATGCGGGAAGTATCCATTCCACACATATCCATATACTCACATACTTTACCAAAGTCAGTGCAAGATTCTCCACGAACCTGCCACACTCCATCATTACCGTAGAATGCAACCATGTCCGCGATTTGTTTCTTATCCCACATAAGATCCTGTAGCCACTGGACCCTCTGCCGGAATGTTTTAGGGAAATCAAATGGCTCAAACCTTTCTAGCTTTGTCATGTATACAAGATACTGCACGCTGTAACTACTGGTACCAGGTGCAATAGTATCTAGTACAACTGAGTAACCTATTGCCTGTGCGCTATTCTTGTATCCGTAGTGGTTTACGTAGTTTGCGCTGGATGTTTTGATCTCCAGAATTAGCAACTCACCAGTTACAGTATTGCGCAGTACCAAGTCCACGTATCCACGGTAATAGAATCCATCACCTAAATCAATGCGGAAACTAAGTTCAGCAGCTGGCTTGCCATTAAACTCTGCTACTACCCACTCGTTTCCAAGCAGTCCTTCTCTTATCAAGTGCCTGAATTGCAGCATAGTAGCTACTGCCCTAAAGAAACTTTTCTTCTGCTTGTCGTTTTCAGCCAGCAAATCACAGTCCCAAGCTAAGAACATTTTCCATAATGCAGTATCAAATGCAACTTGCTCATCCACTACAGATCTATTTATTAGATACTGCTGAATCCCTTCCCCAATTGCATGCCCATATGCAAATGTAACTGAGGTACTAATATCTTGTGCAGCTTTCTCAGCTTGCAACTTATCTAGTTGAAACTTACGTGGGCAAGCGTGCAAGGTAGTAAGCCCACTGTAACTAAGCCGCCCAAATCTAGGATCAATCTGCCCTGGCTCAAGCTGCACTACTGGAATCATCAGTGCAGTAGGTGCAGCTTCGTCTAGAAAGTTTGGTAAGTTATCTAGACTTTCTAGATAGTTCATTAGAATTCTCCATAGCTTGCAGTTTTAACAATCCAACCCAAGTGCTCAAATACAATAAGTGTAATCTTAGCACATAATGCACAAACTATAATACCGCGTACCATTTCCCAGTTCATAATAAAAACTCCGCTACAGTCATGCCGCCAATAGTTTTACAAGCCCTAGTATTAGTTCTTTTCCAACCAATACCAGCGTGATCCAAATTACATATTGCATGTGCCATTGCCCACTCTATCCAGCGCTTATGTACACCGTACTGGATTTCAGTACTATAGCAACCTTTTAAATCAAACTCGGTTGCCCAGTTGTCACTTACATATACAAACTTACCTGGCCCATCTACACGCCAGATATCTCCAGCGCTTGATACTACCCTGCCCGCTGGCAGTTCATCAACATTCAAGCCTAGCTTAAGTTCTGTGGTGAACTCTACCAGTAAATTAAGCAGGCTCTCTAGTCCTAGCCAAGTTGGCTCATCACGATCGTAAGTACGCAACCAGAGAGTAACAGCCAGTAGCAACTGATCTTTAGGATTTGGCTTATCAGCTTTAACTAAAGTCCATAGATTAGTTTTAAACTTAGCCACTGGCTTGGCTCCCTAATTACAAATCATCTGCACTAATTACAACTTTCTTAGCTGCTGCTATCTTAGACTTTGTGGCCTTAGCTTTAGCTGGCTCTACAATTTCAGCATTTGCAAATACAACTAGGCCAGTTACGATCAACTGGATCTCCTGCTCAGTCATCTGAGTTACAAGTTCTGGCTCTTTACCAAGATGGTTATGTATCTGGCGCAAGATAGTTTTGAACTGTGGATCTTTAGCAAGTAACGCTGCTTCCATTTCAGCAAACTGCATTGCTAGTGGGTGATCAGATACTGGTAAGCCAATGTCGATAGATTTGTTATCACTAACAACAGTGCCAGCATCTTCCACTTGAATCGTAGCCAGTGCACATCCGCTATCACTGATACTAGTGTCTTGTTCAACTGCTCCTCGGTCTGGAGTTTCTTGTTCAAGAACTGGTGACTGTCCAGTAGTTTGGTTGTCCCCTGTACTAGATTCTCCAGGGTTTGCTCCGGTGAACAATATTCCACCAGACTCTCTTGGGTCTCCAGAGACTTCTCCAACTCGCTCATCGCTAACTACCTCAGGCTGCTTAGTTTCTACTACAGCTGGCTGAGCTGCCAAAGTTGCTGCACGCTTTTCCGCTGCCAGCCTTTTCAATCTATCTAGTGGCGACTCAGCCATTATAGTATCCTCGGTTAAGTTGCAGGCTATTGGTTAAGACGGCTATTGTATAGAGCTTCGAGCCGGCTGTAAAGGATATGTTCGTCCGCAGTATCCTGCCCCTCCAGTTCTATATGCTTAACCTCTTTGGCCAATACTTCGTTATCTTCAAACGTAAGTACGGCAGTAGCTTCGCAACCAGAGTCTGGCAGTATGCCCAGTCCTGTGCTAAGATTCCACTCCTTAACATAGCTACCATCTTTATACCCATGATCCTGACGGAACTTATTCAGTACATACTTCTGGGTATAAGTTTCCAACACCTCCTGCTCAGACATTCTCAATACATGCATTAGTTGCATCAAGTTAATTAGAATGCTTTCAATGAACTTTCTATTTGCTACATCTGCCTGAAAGTGGCAAATTAAACTAGAGAATTCAAAGCTAGGAACTGTGCACGTCGTACTAAGCCGCATTGCTAGATCGTGTGCGTTCCTACCAATCAGTACTGGATAATCCTGAATATAGCGGCTAACTGCAAAGTGCAAGATATCTATAAGCTCTAGTTTAATTTGAGCTACGTTAGCTGCTGTAACTCCTTGCTTGTAGTTAGCACCTTTCCACCACTTCCAGCCCAGATGCCCATGGATTTCCATGCACTCGTCCAAGATAGCAAGTTCCCAATTAAAATCTTGGTCTCTCCACTTAGGATGTACATATGTATTAAGCGTATCTTGCATGCGCATAAGTTTTTCAACTTGCGGAACTGTAAAGTTAAACCCGCGTATTTGTTCAAATGGTGGAATTGTATTAGACATGTCGTTCTCCGTGCATTGGATTTACTGTTGCCCACTTAGCACCGCGGGTTGCTTTACTTTCGTCCCCTGCTTTACGAACTTCCCATACATCAGAAAGTCCTGTACGTACTGCACCATCCAGGTACACTGCGGTAATAGTAACTACTGCTGTGCTATCAGCCCGCATAACTCCCAGTACTTCACCTGCTGAGGTACGCTTAACTGTATGCAGGATTGCTACTGTATCACCTACCGCTGGGAATGCTTTAGTCACAATTTCCATACTCACTTACCTCTATTTTCTAGCGTGCATAAAAAACCCAAGCAAGTTAGCAATGTAAGCAGCTAACCCCTTGGGCGTTTTGAGATAGGGATATAAGTTCCCGTACCTTTGAAATTGAAGCCTACTTTTTAAAGAGTGTAGGTCAGGGCATCTCTATTTAGGCGCCCTTCGTATACCTAGGGGCATTAAAGCTCAACATGGCTACCTGAATTCTAGCTAGTATTTAGGGGATCAATTCCCTCGGAACTAGCAACCGTTATAAGCTTATTCTTTGTAGAATTTTTAGTAGCTTAGTGTTAGCTGCTAGTATCACTACCCTAGCCGGCAATACTTCACCACTCCACGGTACAATCCGTGCTTGAGTCATACAACAATTGGACTCTTAGGCTAATTTTTATTTTAGTGAGTATGCTCTGTGCTGCCCCTTCTCACTAGTAAGCTGTGTTGGTGGTAGGGATCGAACCTACAATATTACGTCTTATCTATGCACCAGCATTCTGAGTATCGAATGAAACATAAGTCAACTCAGCAGGGATCGAACCTGTACTCACACCAGATACCAACATACCTTACTACTGACTTAACCCGCAATCTCTATACAAGCAGACGCGGGCTAAGTAAATTGGCAGTTGGCCTACCAATTATGTATTTCTTACAGGCTGTCTTCAGTAATATCTTCAGCCAGGTACTCTTCCAACTTGGCAATCAGGTAAGTCAGTGCACGGTTGTGCTCTTCCAGTACCGAGTCATCAGCCAGACCCAGGAAGTTTTCCAGGTCGCCTTTAACTTTCTGCAGTGCGTTGGTGTTACCAGCAATCTTCTTAATGCGGCTGTTAAATACAGTAACAGCAGCAACTGCTTGGGATTCAGTTTTATCCAGCAGCTCTTGAGCCAGCTTGAAGTAAACTTTACCAAACTCTTCCAGATCAGCATTGGTAAGAGTATTGCGCTCGCTACGTGGCAGGTTAGCAATTACTTCCAGACCTACCTTACCTTCTGCAATCAGCGCATCCAGTTTAGCTTGGTCAAAGGTAGCATCTGCATCAGCAAAGCCACGAATGTAGCTATTCAGTACGCCTTGCAGGGTATCAGTAACCAGCAGTACAACTTTGTTGTCTTCGCTGGACAGGTAGTTTGCAACGGCAGAAACAGTAATTTCAGGAACTTTAAGTTCAACCGAAGGGCGCTGTACTTTAGTAACACGGTCAGCGCGGTAGTTAAACTTGGCATCAGCAGTTTGGGTGAGAGCAACGATAGTCATGGTTGTTTCCTTAAGTATAGGAGAGTGGCGATTGATTAGAGCAAGGGGAATGCCGCATCGCGGGGGCAATTGTCTCTCAGACGGCCCCCACGGTCAAGGCGATTATTTTTTGCTAGTAAGGAACCATGATATACTAAAAGTGTTTCCAGTAGTAAGCTCTTTTACTGTATAGCCTTGGTCAGTTAGATACTGGGCAACACCCTGCTTAACTTTATGGCCTATAAAAACACCAGTAATTTCGAATTCGCCATGTGCTACTGCTTCCTTAATTAAGGAATTAAGGCACTCTAACAGCTGCTTATTCTTATCTACTACTAGCGCAGTTTTATTGCTGATTGCCTCTGCACGTGCCTGATCTGCCGTAATCATTTCGCACCTCCTTTAGCTGCTAAGTATTCAGCTTTAAATACTTCATAGTCTTCTGCTAGCCTATTAAGCATAAGTTGCTCAAGCTTTCTAATAGCTTCACTAGCGTGCTGTCGTTGGTCTGCGCTAATATTCATATCACCTAGCACCTTGGACAAATTGCAAGCTGCCCCAGTAATCAGTAGCTTATTCCAATTTACTTGCTTAGCGCGGCGCTCTAACTTACTTGGCTCACTAGTACGTACATGCCTACCAGTTTTAGTGGAGCGGCCTGCATTAATACAATCGTAATACTGGTCTCTAGTAAGTCCTGATCCACCGAAGTTTTCATGCCATGATACTGTCATGCTGCTTCCTCCACGCCCTTAGTTAATAGTGCCATGCCCCTGGGCAGCTCAGTCTCGCTGACTTTACTTACTTCAAGGTATCGCTGGAATGCTGCGATCTTCTCTACTAGTGTCTTACCTGGAAGGCGCTGACTAGTAATGCCCTGCACAAATAAGCTAGGTGGGCAGATAATTATCAGCTCTTCTTTAGCCCGTGTGATAGCTGTGTATACCAGCTCCCGAAACAGCATAGTTGCATGTGACTTATCAGTAACAAAGAATACTCTACGGTACTCAGAACCTTGTGACTTGTGCACTGTAATTGCATAAGCCAGATCTAAGTTTCCTAGATCACCGCTAGTTTCTATTTTGTATTCACCAAACTCCTCAGACTTAACTGTAATTATATGGCTGCACTGCCTGCTAGTTGCCTTCTCTCCTTCCATGCTATCGCTTAGGTCACTAAACGTCTTAAGCAGCAAATCCATCTTAGCATTGTGTGCGTCACTTAAGTGGCTAGTATCTCCGCCTAGCATGGCCTCCATAACATCCTGGGCATGGTCATCAGTTTCAGTTCCCCAGTAATCCATAGTTCGGCTAGGCAACTGTGGATCTTTTTCATAATACTTCTGGTTAACTCTTATATCTGTAACTACATGCTCAGTCTTATTCCACAGTACCTTATCGCCAATCCTGAAATACTTGGTATTTACTCCACCAATTACTTCATGCACTAACTCTCCATTAGGATTCCATACTTCCGACTGGGCTAAATATGTAGCAATGTGCTTATTTATTTCTATGCAACCAAACGATTTATTAAATGGGCAAAGTATCACGTCTTCAAATGGGTTATATTCCCCAGCCTCAATCTTCTTAGGCAGGAAATCCTTAGCTACTTTGCGGCACCCTAGATCAGGACCTAAGTCTTTTTTCCAGGGTACAATGGTAAGCTTACCGCTACCAGTTTCCTTATTCCAGTCCTTAAGCTCTACGCTAGGAATGATCTTACCAGATAGTACCCGGTGAGCCAGTTCCAGAATTGGGCTATCTAATGCCTGCCGGTGTACTTGATCTAGCTCTACTACTTTGATACCAACTTGCATCGCGTGGATGAAAATAGACTTACCAAATACGGGCGGTAACTGCTGGATGTCTCCAATGAGGATAATCTGTATATTCCCACCAACTGGCAGTGCATCGAATAGCTGATTCCATAGTTCAATGGATACCATAGTTGCTTCTTCAATTATCAGTACCTTTAATGATTCAGGCAGTGGGTTATATTGATTACGAGCTGGCCTAAACTCCATCTTGTTAACCATGCGACCTTTTTCGCTATCGTACTCCTCATAGTACACAGGTTCAAACTCAAGCAACTTATGTATTGTAAGGAAGTTAGCTTGCAAGTCTTCTGGCATAACTCGCTTGATGTTCTGCACAGCTTTGTTAGTAAATGCACAGCCTGCAATTCCAGGTCTGCCACTTTGCAGGTATCTGTGGGTAATGCTTAGAGTTGGTATCTTATTGCTCATGATTAGAGCGGATACAATATTACGCGTGGTAGTTGTCTTACCGGTACCCGCTGCGCCCGTCATGCAGAAACTAGACCCCTGCACTGCATAAGTCACACCTAGCATTTGGCGCTCAGTTAGAGCAATTCCATTAAATTCATTTATGCTAGCTGGTGCAGGTACTGGCAAATCAGCCAATGCTTCTATTACAGCTTTCTGATCTAGTGGTGCAGCAGGTGTGCCATTAGCACGTTCCCTACTTTCCCTAGCCATGCGCTTAAGGCGCTCAATTGGAGTTTCTAATATAGCCACTTTCAAGTTTCCTTATTTAGGTAGGTTAATAAGCTCAGCAATAAACTTATCTACTACACGTACAGTATCGTATTTAATAGTTATTACATCCATGGCAGCCTGCTTACTTATTCCTGGCTCCCGCTGGCTGTAATTATCCTTAGCTACTAATGCTCTGTAACCATCCGCTATCTCTTTATCTGATAGCATAAATATCCTAGGGCACCAAGGCTGCCGATCTACTGATCTAGCTGGAAACTGGCTCATTTTCTATCCTCCTGCACAATTACATAACTAAACCGCTTACCTTCTACCATCCCTGATCTAAAGCTTAGCCAGTACATTGGATACTTGTTATTAATTGGATCAGGTTTAGGATCATAGCCAGTTGCTGCTAGATAACAAATCTTATCCCAAACTGCCATATCCTTACCTGTGAATACTGGAATGTATTCCACTCCCCAGATATCAATCTTAGGTATACCACCTGGGATTACAATTGCATTTACTAACTCTATTTCTGACCACGAGCGCAGAAAGTAATTATCCAGATTATCGCGCTCTAGCTCAGTAAGATTCCAGTTATCTTGGTACACTTTAACTTGCTCTTTAGTCAGATTAACTAGTGGTTTGTATTTATATGCTTTCATTTCTTAGCCCCTTGGATACTAGCCAACCGTGCAGCTAGGCGCTCGCTTAACGACATACCGCCAGCTACTTTCTTAGGTGCTGGTGAGCTGCTACCGCCCAGCCCGTTTATTAAGTCGTCTGTATTAGACTTTTTGCGGCTACTAATGCTAGGGCTAAAGTCTTCTAGGACTGGGATTACAGCTTCCAGCCGTTTCATTAGTATTGAGCTATGGCTAGTACCTACTGCATGCTCAGGAGTATTAAGCATTAGATGCTCTTCAAGTGCCTTAACCTGATCTAACTTAATATCAGACATGAGCAACATGTTTATGTAGTCTGGATTAAATATTGTAATAATGATGCGCTGGAATCGCATCTTGTGGGTTTCAGGAAACTGCGTAACTTTCAAAGCCCAGTCGCTTAGAATAACTGGTAATGCTTTAGTCTCGTTACTAGTCAGTGGTGAGCCAGTCAAAGCACGGCGAACTACCTGATCTATTTGATCTTCTGCCAGGTACTTACTAGGATTGTTTGTTGCTTCTGTATTTGATTTATAGCTGGCCTTATTTAACTCTTTAGCTTTATCACTAATTGGTTGGCTAGCGTATGCAATCTCGTTTTCTAGATCCTTTAGCCACTCAGGCAATGCACTAATAGTATCTAGAGTTACTACTAGTCTAGGCAAAGACTTAAATACCTTGCCTTTACCTTCCAGTTTTGTGGCTATCTTTGCTAGTTTCTCAAGACTGCTAGACCAGAATCCATCCCACTTAGCTAGCTTATCGTAATCCATTACAGGCAAGCCTATAGACTCTACTGGTAATTTCAGCAGATATGCGCAGCCTAGCAAGTGTGTCTCTACTTGTGGTAAGTCACCCTTAGTCCAGTCTGCTAGATACCAGTCTGCTAGATTTGCACAAGTAATTGAGCTAGCTAGCATTGGATGCGGGTGAACTGTATGCCCGCGTAATGGGTTAGTAAGTGTGTATTGTATTCCGCTTATTGGGCAAACCACTTTCATTTTAAATCTCCACTTTCAATTTATGTTTCTGGCTTAGCTGGTTTTGTTATCTGTGCTGTCTGCAATACTGCAACTTCACTGCCACTCCCGCTATTTCTCTACCGTACCCTTATAAGTGCCAATCGATTCCCTACGCAACATCTTATCCTGCTGTGCTGCTAGTTTGCGCAGCCCGTAGTTTTGTGCCCATGCATTAGGATTATCTTCTTCTGATGTAGACCGAATGATAATTGCCTCATTCGCACGAAATGGCAGCACTAGGAACTTATTGTCATTAAACTTAACAGCTATATCATTGTCATCAAACTTATTAACTATGGTTCCCTTAATCCAAGCGCAGTGCTTAATTCCTTCCGCAAGCTCCCAGCCAAACAAATAATAATCTGGCTTAATCCACACTACTACTTTAGTCCCTTGTGCTAGTTGCTTAGGAACATATCTATCAGCTTTCATACTTATATCCTCAGTTACTAGGAGTGTTGCGTTAGTTAGTGCTAAAGCGGCCGGGCGCTACCGGTTGACCGATAAAGCGAAGACAATCACCCTAACGGGGCCACAACTCAAATTGCCCTAGCGCAATGTCTAGTGTAGCACAGGTGAGCGAAGCGAGCATAGGGCAAACGGCATAAGCGGGTATTTGAATTGGGGTTGGGTGATATAAGCTGTATAGGCGGTCTAGCCGGTTAAGCCCGGGCAAGCGAGAATGAGATTGATTAGCATTTGCAATTAGCTCTAGGGTTAGCTTTAGTAAACTTATCGGGTATAGCCCTGTTTACGGCGCAGCCTTTGTAGTTCGGTTTTGCGTAATCTAGCCTGAGCTTTAGCTATTAGCTTAGTTTCGTAATTATATAAATCACGTTTAGAAACTACTATATAGCCCCGGTCTAGGTAACTAGCCAGCTCATTGGCTGAGCAATAATCTGTAACAGTATCTTTAGTTTTGTAATTGATTAAATATATTTGAGGCTTAAATTCTGAGCTATTACTAGTATTAATAATCTCATTAATATCCATTACAAATCCCCCATACCCACTGGCTTAACACCAGCCCTGCGCATCATAATTAATGTTCCAGTATTAAGCATAAATGCTTTTTCATCTTCTGTATAATCAGAATCTTTCTTTAGCTTTAGCATGTCATACTTTTGATCATTAGATAGGTCAGCTCTAGCTACTATATCAATGCTATTGATATCAGTTTCATTAGGCTGCACTGAATCTGTTGATGGTTCGGTACTTACTACTGTGCTCTCTACTGGAGCTACTCCATAAGTTTGCATGAATCGTTCTAGTGAACTAACTGTACTTACTTGTACTGGTTTAAATGATTCCAGATACTTTTTAATCTCATCTAGTTTAACAGTTTCTAAACTGACTGCATTAGCTGCTACAGCAGCTCTTATGCTGCTATCTAATGATTTAATAACTAATGACATATCATCCCAGCTAAGACTTGGGCGTAGTTTATAATCTTTACGTGACATAAGTAATGGTCCTTAGTTAGAGGTACGCGACGGCGTCAACAAATTGTCACACGTCACCGTCACGGCGTCAATCAAAACCTTGCCTCACCCTCATGCCCCCTCTCACCCCCTCGACCCTCTACCTGCTACTAGCCTACTCTACCTAGCTAACTACCTCCTACTAACTACCCTACCCCATACTACTATCTATACCCTTGTACTTAAAATATACCTGTTAAATAAACAACTCTTGCTAACTAAGCTTATATGCAATTGCGTTCATTTTTTAATGGGCCTCTTAAATTTAAGACAAGATCTAAAAACTCTTACTTAAGCAAAAGGGGTTAGGTAAGGGGGAATAGGGTATATAGGATAGGTAGGGATAGTTAGGAGGGATAGATAGTAAGGTAGCATAGGGGTGATGTGCGGGGGAGGGGAGGAGGGTGAGGCACACTTTTCGGTGACGGCATGACGGTGACGCCTGACGTAATGGTGACGTGCCTCAAAGGCATTATTAGCCTAAAGTTACAGACATAAAAAAGCCCCCAACTAAGGAGGCTTGTGGATTGATTTGTATTCTTACTTTCTACATTTTTAAGCTAGGCTCAGCCAGATATTCCCGACTGTTAGTTTGGCGAGCTTTACAAGTTAGGCGCACTGGCTGGCGCAAGCCTGTATACAATTGCATTACAGCAGGCTTAACTTGCTCGCACTGTGCTTTAGTTGGAAACTTGTATTCCACCGTAACACCCGTATCTAGAAACAGCACTGCTAGAATATAACTAGTCATAATTCATTTCCTTAGCTAAAAAGCCCTAGAGCTAACTAGGGCATTGGGTTTATTTATTACTGGCCACTGGCCAACTTACAGCGCATCCTCACTAATCTCAGCCTCATCAGCACGGCTAAACTTCTTAATCAGTGCTTCAAATACAGCGGCCAAATTAGGCTCTTCGCTAAAGCTAACTAGCAAGTCTTCACTATCCATGATTGATTCTAGCAACTGATTCAATCGCATAACTACCTTTTCCAGAAATGCAGCACCTTTGCTTTCATAGGTTGTGTATTTCAATACCACTGCAATAATTGCTTGGGCATTGGTAGCTTGATAACTTGGGTCACTTACTTGCACGCCAGTAACAATTGCAGCCAAGTTTGTAGTTAGCCAGGTAGCCAGTTTATTAGCATTGTCTAGCGTCAGTACACGACCACGGCTAGTAGATTCAAAGCTAGCTGCCAATGCTTCCAGACTCAGGCTTTCCAAACTAGGCTTAAATTCCCAGTCAGTTGGGTTAGCTGCAAACTGGGCTTTAGCAAACTGGCTAAGTGCCTCATTCAAGCAAGTGAGCATTACAGAACCATGGCTAGTAGCGAGCATTTCTAAATCCGCTGCCTCATATTCAGGCAAATCAAACTTAACTGCCGGGCGCTGGATACCAAGCTTACTAGCCAATACTGGAAACAGTTCAGCTTGCTTAGCAGATACTTTCTTAAAAGTCTGGTTGCCGATAATGGTTTTCATTTGCATATTCTCCACTTTCAATGCTAGCTGAAAGGCGCTAGCTACCTGATTCCACCTAAGGAGCCTGAATTATCTCAAGCTCCTTAAATTGAGTCAAGCGCTTATTTTACCAATGCGTGACCAGATACCAACTTGAGCTTAGGAAACTTGTAATGCACTAGCCAGAATCCTGCATGATACTCGTGCTTACAGTCAAATCCAAAACTACGCAGCATTTCCAACTTTTCCACACTAGCTGTCAAACTACGCTCTACTACTAACTTACTATCACTTGCTACATATTCTACTGGCCTAATCATGCTATCAAACTCCCGAATTAAGAGACTTAACTTTAGCATCAATACTTGCTTGATCCGCACTAGTCGCAATGATCTTAGTTACTTCTGTATCATAACTATCATATTCCTCATCTTTAACTACTTCTTTATCATAGTCTCCAAACTGGATAGACCACTTACCGTCACGCTTAACTAAAAGGCTGTAATACTTGGTTGCTTTAGCCATTTCTACAACTCCTAAATTCAATATCCTGCCCAGCTACGTAATTCTTGGAAATCCTTAAAAGTCTTCAACTCTAGATTTCCTGCACTATCATAATCCCGCACAACTACATAACCCTCAAAACTCTCCTTCACAAACCAATCATGCTGGCTTGCCCACTTCAGTTGCTGCTTGTTTAAGCCCTGCTTGCTCAAACCTTGCTTATTCATTTCCTATCTCCTTCCTGCTTAAGTTGTTTTGTTTCTACAAGGGAAATATTAGCAGGTAACTAGGGTAAGTCAAGTGGGAATTAGATAAATAGTGGGGAAAATCTAGGCAAAATCACAAATTCCCCTCCTACCCTACCTACCCTACTACCTACCCCCTTGTGCTCAGATACCAGATTAGCAAAAAAGCGCCTACTAGCCCGCCCATGCTACCTACCAGCCCCACTACCAGGGCGACATTGCTACCCAACTCTACTATCCAGCCTATCAAACTAGCTAACATATCCTATCCACCCTATCCCGTAATCAGAACCGTAATACTAACACGAATCATTCGTATTTACAATAGCACTTCTACTATCAATGACGGGGGAGTAGGGGGCCTTTTTTAGTTAGTGATGTGCTTAATATCCTAAGGAACCCCAATAAATTTACTAAACTTTTTTCAACTACCCACTACTAACCAACTATGCCTAACTAACAAGATACTTAATAGCCTGAGAAATAGATTGTGCACTTGCGCAGATCCGGGTTAGAATCACGCACGCGAGGCTATTTAGTAAGGCGCAAAGTGGCGCATAGGCCCGGAACGAGGAGGGCAGTACCATGAATATGATAGTAGGTCAAGAGGTTAGTACAGCAGCCCAGACGTCTCCGGGCGTAGTAGCGAGCGGGGCTGATAACTGGCAGGGCGGACTTAATGACAAGCAACGTAAAGCACTGAGTTTGCTAGGGCAGGGAATTAGCCAGGTAATGGTAGCTAGCACCTTAGGTGTGAGTGAAAGCCTAATTAGCCAATTTGTAGCTGAGCCAAGATTTGCTGAGGAAGTTACCAGGCTGAAGTTAGCAGTGCTGCAGAAGCAGACCAGTATTGATAATAAGCATATGGAGATTGAAGAGAAGGCTTTGGATAAGCTGCTTAAGACTATTAATTTAGTTACTAAGCCAATGGATGTATTAAGAGTTATTCAAGTTATTAATGCTACTAAGCGGCGTGGCATGAGCGATGCACCAGTAGGTGCTGGAGTTACTCAGATTGTACAGATTAACTTGCCACCTTCGATGGCCGCGAAATTCATTACTAACACGCAAAACCAAATAGTGGAGATTCGTGATGGAGAAGGAGCCAGAAGTCTTGTCACCGCAACAAGTGACGCTGTTGCAAAACTTGCAACCGAAGCTAACAGACTGCCAGATCTTACTTCTGAGACTGGCTGGCAAGGAAGTGCCGACGCAGCAGATCTACTGCAGCAAGCATCCCAAAGACTCCAAGAGTCCGGAGTTTCTGAAACTGTACCATCGGGACTTAGAAGAAGCTTCCAAACTAAAGGCCAGATTACTGCAGATGATCTCTAATGGCGCATGTTAGCTATTTAGCGCTAAGCGCGGCCAGGCCGCTACCCAGCTGCCGATGGGCGTTAGCCACGCGACCAAAGGGCCCCAAGTCAATCGTGCCTAGCGAGGACGTAGTCCGAGTGGCCGATTGATCTAGGGAGAGGTCGTGTTAGGCTAAACCCAAGCGGCAACGCTGGGAAGGTCTGGCAAGCATAGGAATTAATTATGACAGATGAAACCACTAGCATTCCAGCTGCTATAGATAACCCAGCTGAGGAACTATTTACTGGCTCTGCAGATGCTTCTGAGATTGCAGAGGCTGCTAGACAGGACCTAAATTTCCTATCAGCACTTGCAATGCCTACGGTATTTGAGTTTGACTGGTCTCGTATATTTGTAGCTATTTGGGCTTGGCTACTCCAAGAGATTAAGCCTAAGCGATACTTTCCAAACATGGCGCTAGGATTGCCCCGTGGCTTTGGCAAGACAACTCTAGTAAAATTATTTATTTTATACTGCATACTATTTACTGATCGTAAGTTTATTTTAGTACTGTCTGCTACAGAAAAGCATGCGGCTAACATCTTACGAGACGTAGCTAGTATGCTAGATGAGCCTAATATTAGATCAGTATTTGGGGATTGGAAACTTGGGATGGTCCAAGATACCATGACTCTTAAGGTATTTGGCTTTCGTGGGCGTACTATAATTTTAGCTGGCATTGGCGCAGGAGGTTCAGTACGCGGACTTAACGTAGACAATGCTCGCCCAGACGTAATGATATTTGAAGACGTACAAACCAGGGAAGATGCTGATAGCGAACAAGTATCTAGAGATCTCGAAGATTGGATGATTGGTACAGCTAAGAAAGCAAAGTCTCCTAAAGGTTGTATGACTTTGTTTATTGCTAACATGTACCCAACTCCACATAGCTTGCTCAAGAAACTAAAGCATAATAAATATTGGGCAAAGTTTATTTGTGGGGGAATTCTAGAAGATGGTACATCTCTATGGGAAGATTTGCAGCCTATTGAACAACTTAAGGCTGAGTACTTGGCTGATGCTGAGGCTGGAAAAGCTCACATTTTTAATGCTGAAGTACTCAACGACGAGAATGCTAGCATTAACAATCTGGTGGACTTTTCTAGGCTTAAAGAATATCCATTTGAAGATGATGATGTACATCAAGGGAACTTTATAATTATCGACCCTTCTAACGATAAGGCTAATAGTGATGCTGTTACTACTACCTACTTTGAAGTTCATGAAGGAAGGGCAGTAGCTAGGGAGATTGATGAAGGTAGATACTCCCCAGGCGAAGCTATCATGATATCCATTAATATGGCCATGAAGTGGAACTGTAGCTTAGTTGTTATTGAGGCTAACGCATACCAGTATTCTTTGCAGTACTGGAGTAACTTTGTTTGCCAGCAGATGGGTATATCAGGCATTACATTTATGCCTATATACTCAGGTAAGATTAGTAAAAATTCTCGCATCCTGACCATGTTTAAGTCATATGTAGCTGGTGAACTATATGTACACCCAAGTTGCAGAAGTCAGGTACATGCACAAATAATGGGATTTAACCCACTTAAAACTTTGAACGTTGATGGTGTACTTGACTGTCTAACCTATGCTCCAAGAGTTCTGGAGGAAATGGGAGAATACATAAAGATATCTACGATTGAAGGTAGACAAGAATTCGCAGGTCAAGATACTAACTACTTAGAAGCCTCTAACTCCCCATTCTGACTCACAGGAACCTATCATGACTCCTTATAAGCCCACAGTTAAATCTCAAGAATGTATTATCCAGTTTAGCAGAAGTACAAGTAACCTATTTAATGCTCAGTGGAATGTTCGAGATTCCATGCGCTCAATCGATTTAGCGTATATGCGTGAAACTGATTGGACAGAAGAGCAGGCTAAAGCTAAACTAGCTAACGCGCGAGGAGACTTAACCAAGTTCCAAAATATTGTATTGCCAGTTATTCAGCCCCAGGTTGAGAATGCTGTAACATACCAGCAGTCTGTGTTTCTTACTGGCTATCCAATATTTAGCTGTGTAAGTGTTCCGGAGTTTTCCGAAGAAGCTACCCAAATGGATACAATTATCGGGGAGCAGCAGGACCACGGAAACTGGGTACATGAAATTCTTACTAGCATTCGTGATGGCCTTAAGTACAACCTGATGGCTGCAGAAGTAAGTTGGGATAAAGAGATTACTTACAGTCTTACTACCGATCTAGGCTATCGGGATGGCAAAGAAGGTAAGCCTGCAGAAGTTCTGTGGGAAGGTAATAAGATTAAACGTATGGATATGTACAACACATTCTGGGATACTCGTGTTGCACCCAAGGATATTGCAGCTAAGGGCGAGTTTGCAGGTTACAACGAACTTATGAGTAAGATTGCATTTAAGCAATTTGCACTTACTTTGCCAGCTCGCATTAATATGAAAGAAGCATTTGAGTCTGGGTTCTCTGCTCCAGTATCCACAGTTAGTGCAGCGGGAAGTAACGGATACTACTATCCACAGCTTAATCCAGAATCATCTATTGATATCTCTACTGTTAGTGGCATGAATTGGGCGCTATGGGCAGGGTACCAGGACAGCAGTAGCGATATTAAGTACAAAGATATGTACCAAGTTACTACTTTGTATGGGCGTATTCTTCCAAGTGATTTCCAGTTCACACAAGTGCCTGGCCAGAATACTCCACAGGTATGGAAGTTTATTATTATTAATAACCAGGTGGTGATTTATGCAGAGCGTCTTACCAATGCTCATAATCTTATCCCTATTATCTTTAGTCAACCTCTTGATGATGGGTTGGCTTATCAAACTAAATCTTTCGCCAAGAACGTACAGCCCATTCAGGATATTACCACAGCACTTAGCAATAGTTCTATTGCCAGTCGTCGTCGCGCAATTAGTGATCGTATGCTGTTTGATCCAAGCCGAGTTAGTGCCGCTGCAATTAACAACGATAGCCCAACAGCTAAGATTCCTGTAAGGCCATCTGCTTATCAGCAGGAATTGAGCAAAGCAGTATATGCAATTCCATTTAGGGATGACCAGTTCCAAATTAACATGGCTGAAATCCAAGCCTACCGTAGTATGGCAAACGAAATTAGCGGACTTAACCCAGCTCGCCAAGGGCAGTTTGTAAAAGGTAACAAGACTCTTGGAGAGTTTGATGCTGTAATGGGCAATGCTAATGGCAGAGACCAGACGCTAGCATTAACTTTGGAGGGTAATTTCTTCCAACCAATTAAAGCAATCTTGCGATCAAATATCTTGCAATACCAAGGTGGCACCAGCTTATATAACAGAGATAGCGAGCGTACTGTGATTATTGATCCAGTAGCTTTGCGTAAGGCTAACTTGACCATGAAAATCTCTGATGGCCTGGAGCCTAGTTCCAAGCTTATTAATGCGGATACACTTGGCAGCGCAGTGCAGTTGTTTACCCAGAACCAGCAACTTGGGGCTGATTACAACGTAGCAGATATGGCTACTTATGCGTTTGAAATGGCAGGCTTGAAACTTAGCCAATTTAAGAAATCTCCACAGCAGGTTGCTTACGAGCAGGCAGTTATGCAATGGCAGAATGCAATTCAAGCTATGGCAGAGCAGCTGGTTGAAGCTAAAATGCAGCCAGAGGCAATTGCCCAGGCATTGCAAGCATTGCCACAACCTACACCTGAGCAGTTTGGTTACACTCCAGGAACTAAGACTCTTACTCCAGGTGCAGCAACTACTCCGAATAATCCAACTATTCTGTCAAGCATGGCTAAGACAATTCAAGACGCTAGTCAGGCAGCCAATCAACCTACACAAGTTCCTGGAGCACAATAATGCAAGCTGATATCCTGAGTTCATTTATTGCTTTTAAACTCACTCCAGAAGAAGAGGTGCAAGCTTATAACTACAATGATTTGCAACTTGCTGGTATTCAGAATCTAGTTGCTGCTGCAGCAGAGGAGATACTTCAGGTGACCTTGGAAGTAAATCAATTAGATCTTGATGCACAAAAGAAACTCGCCTATACTAAAGGCCAATTAGACATACTAAAAACCTTGCTTGCTAGATCAGATGTTATTAAAGAGCAGCTTGAAAATAGCAAGCAGCAAAACTAATTCCCTGTAGTACTTCCAGTAATTAATTAAAAGGTAATATCTCATGAGTCTCATGGATTTCTTTCGTCCAGCAGCCCAGCAAAATCCAGCTGCTAATCAACAGCCTGCACAAACTACCAATGGTCAGCAGCAGCAGCAGCCTAATCCAGCAATGGATGCTACTAAGCAGGAGCCGGATCCAGCAGCTGCACCAGATCCAATGAAAGCTTTTGAGAAACTCTGGGAAGTTAAGAAGCCTGAAGAAGGTGCTGAGCCAGAGTTTAATCCATCGGCTATCTTTAATACTGATCCAGAAGGTATGCAGAAAGCTGTAGCTGGTATTAACTTTGCTGATATGGTTACTGAAGATTCGCTGGCAGCAATTCAAGCTGGTGGACCAGAAGCACTTAAAGCTATGGTAAGCATGCTTAATGGCACTGCTTCTAAGGTTATGACCATGGCCACCACAGCATCTGCAAAGATGATCGAGCAGGGGCTGACTAAAGCCAGTGGCGCGCTAGACGGTAAAATTAATAAACAGGTTAAACTTAACCAAGTGAATTCACATATGCAGGAACTCAATCCTGCATTATCTTCACCTGCGGCAGCTCCAATGGTTAAAGCTCTCACTACGCAGTTCACAAATCAATATCCACTGTCGTCTGCTACTGAAATTAGTGCCATGGTTAAAGATTACATGGTTGGGTTTGCAGACCTTGCCGCAGGTAAGAAAGAGCCAGTACAGGATCCAGCAACTGCTGGGCAGCCGGACTGGGAAACATATTTCAGTGGTGGCCAACAAGGCTAAGCCACTAACACAAGTAATTAAAAACTTTTCAGGAGGCCTATCATGGCTGCTACAGATAAAATTCTAGTTTCGAAAGAGTTTACCAATGATGGTGTGACTACTCGTGGTGTGGAGGAGTTGCAATCAATTTCCACAATTATGGCTGGTGCTACTGCAACTCTTACTGCGCCGGGCACAGTTAAGCAAGGCGCATTTGTAGCTGCGGCTGCTGTACCATTTGCTGATCTTACTGCAGCAGCTAACGCATTTAACTCGCTGCGTACTTCACTAATTAACGCCGGTACAATTGCAGCTTCCTAAACTGTAATAGAGCTAGCTTACTAATTTTCAGGAGAGTCACCATGACTGTAGGTATTTTTAACACTAGTAACTTCACACCAAACCTGGCTAAGCTTTCGTTTGCTGGCATGATTACTCGCTTCATGCCCAACGGTACTGCGCCACTGTTTGGCCTAACTTCTATGCTGCCTTCGGTAACTGCGCTGCAGTCGGAGCACGGGTTCTTTACCAAAACTATGGTGTTCCCAGCATTTACACTTACTGCTAACGTACTGATTGGTGATACTACATTAACAGTATCTAGTACTAAGAACTTGCTGCCAGGTCAGATTCACCAGTTCTTCCAGACCAAAGAGAACGTGGTAATTAACTCCGTTAACTCGCCAACCTCTATTACAGTATCCCGCGGCATCGGTACTGTAGCAGCAGCTGCAATTACTTTGGGCGGTTCTGTATCTCCAGAAGCTTACCAAGTTGGTAACGCGTACGAAGAAGGTTCTGTGCGTCCGCAAGCTCTGGGTATTAACCCAGTGCGCATTACCAACTTGACCCAGATTTTCCGTAACACCTGGGCAATTACTGGTACTGCTGATGCCACCCAAGTTATTGCAGGTGATAGTACTCAGGCTGAGAACCGCCAGGACTGTGCTGCATTCCACGCAGCGGATATTGAGAAAGCTCTGTTCTTTGGGCAGAAGTCCTCTAGCTTCCGTAATGGCATGCCATTCCGTACTATGGATGGTTTGATCTCGGTAGTTAGCAACATCGCTTACTATCCACCAAGCTACGCTGCACCTAACGTATACCCAGCTGGGTCTACTACTACCAACGATCAACTGGAAGCTATGCTGGATCCAGTATTTGACCAGGCAACTGATCCTAAAGTTGCTAACGAGCGCGTACTGTTTGTTGGTGGTAAGGCTCGCGTAGTACTGAACAACATCGGTAAGAAGTCTGGTGTGTACCAACTAATGGATGGTCAGACTTCTTGGGGTCTGCAGTTCTCCACCATGAAACTGGCTCGCGGTACTTTCCGTATCATCGAGCATCCGCTGTTTAACTCTAACGCAAACTGGTCTCGTATGGCAGTAGCTGTAGATATGTCCACCTTCGCGCTGGCTTATCTTAACGGCCGTAAGACTGCTAATAAAGAGTTTAACATTGCCGGTTCGCAAACTACTGATAACGGTATTGACGCAGTTGGCG